GAATGCGCAGGCTGATGCGCTTTGAGAGCGTCACGGTGCCACAAGCCTCTTTAATCGATATTACACCGAAGCCGGATATCAGTACCGGCCACCACAACCCTATGAATAAGCCGCTGTGTATTTAGCCCTCTTCGTGAGGGCATTTTTTTGAGATAAATCCTAACAGGCATCCACCCCTTATCAGCGATAATGGGGCAACATTCATCAGCAGGGCTTATTGTCGGATGGCAACGAAACATTTCGAAACTCAGGATTCCATGTTAAAATTTCGCCATTCACATGCAACTCCCAGCGCGGAGCCAAAAAGGGCGAAGATGAGCGTTTTAGACCTGATCAATAAAGAGATGCTTATTGGTGCCGGAACCGCAGCGGGCGCAGGCTCACTTGGCGTATTCGCTTTCTTCCGTGCGTGGTCATCATTCAGGACCAACAACGCAACCGACTCCAGCCAGCGTGACATGATTGACCGCCTTGAGGGCGAGATTAAGCGCAAGGATACAGCCATCCTGGAGCGCGAGACGCTTCTTAGCCAGAAGGACCAGACCATTAACACCCTGTGGCGCGAGAAGAGCTTACTGGAAGGCAAGCTGGTCACCATTGAGGCCAACGTGGAGTTCCTGAAGGAGCAAAACGCCATCCTGGTACAGCAGCTGCAGGAATTGCGTATGGAAGTAAAAGGGATGCGGAGATAGCATGGAGAAGAAGAATCACGCTTTACTCATCGCATTCATTGCCATCACCACCGTCATCTCCGTTTTCATGGGTGGTGCCACCTTCGGCTACTTCTACTTCCGTGCAGAGCAGCGCGCTATCAATTTCGCCAGGGATGATGCAATCTCCGATATTCAGAACACCCTCCATGCTCTCGACGAGCGAACCAAAGCCTGCCTGAAATAATCATTAATAATAACGCTTGACGTAGTGTTGTGTTGGGATAATAATCACCTCATCCAAAAGAGAGGTGAACAAAATGTCAAAACAATACTACGCAGTCAAAGACGCATCAGGCCACTGGGCAGTACGTATCTACGGCGAATCACGCCGCACAGTAATGACCATGACGCAAATGCAGTTCGATTCATTCTGCGTTAAAAACGAAGTCATTATCTCCCACGAAATCATCGACCAGAAAGCATTCGAAGAAGCCTGCTACATGGCCAGCCTCGCATTCTCACGCACCACTACGCGTGTCAGCCCTGAATCATACTGGGAAGCAGGCAACCTTGCTCTCCGTGAAGCGTACGGGGTGTGACATGAGATACAACGAAATCGCATGGACCGCCATTGTCCTGGTGTGCGTAGTCGTCTGGTGCATCGTCTCAATGGTGACCTTATGAACCGCCAGGATGAGTGGGGTTATGACCTGACCCGCGAAGAGTGGATTTCAGAGCGCGCAGCCTGCCTCGCTGAAGAAGGGCAAGGCTCGGTTGCCGCACGTATGATTGCCGCCAGAGAGTGGCACACAGCGCCAGAATGGCAGCCAGGTGATGATGAATAGCCCTGAAGATGCGATCACTGTTGGCGAAATAACCATTAATTACAGGTCCGGCAAGGGATGGGATTTGGGCATGAACAAATTCACCATGAATCCCATCAAGGCTCAGTACGAGGCTGAGCGCCTGAATAACTTTGTTTCTGCACTGGAGAGTGAAAATTATGAGTGAATGGGAATATGTGAAGGGTGGTCCGGAGAATTTCTTTGGTTTTAGTGACCAAGTAGTAAAGGTCATTAAACTCGAAGATACTGGCAGGAATATTGGGGTTGATGATGCCCCATTTAAAAATTCAATCCCTGGCGAGCTAATCGCCGAACGTCGCAAATTGCACAACCTGCAAAGTCGTGTCAACGATACAAATCTGCAACAGGCATTTGACAAAGTCCAGCGGCCGGCGCATTACAACCAGTCAGGGATTGAGTGCATTGAAGCCATTGCTGCGGCCGTGAAAGGTAAGAGCGGTATTGAGGCCTCGCTGGTCGGTAACGTTATTAAGTATCTCTGGCGCTACGAGTTGAAGAGCGGCGTTGAAGATGTGCAGAAGGCGCAGTGGTATCTGGATCGGCTGATGAAGGAGTTGAGCAAATGAGCATTTACGGTTTGATAGCACTTTTTGGTGTTTACTCATTCTTTGCTGGTGTAACAGCGGAATCGTCTGTTAAAAACTATGATCACTTCAGTGACGCCATGAGTTGTATCTTAAGTTTACTCAGAGGGTTTTTATGGCCTGTTGTAGTAGTACGCGCAATTTACAGAATATGCAGAACCGGGAGTTGAGTAAATGAGCAGAGATATAGTCAAGGATTTTAAAAGGCTGGGAATAGACTTTGACATACCTGACATGGCGTGCTGCCCTGGTGGGTATTATGTAGAGTTTCGCGTTCACGATGAAAACTACGATAAAGCCTCACAATTTGCAGAAAAAAACTCAGATGGCTTCTATAGCATTTCTGTAACAGGCGGACTGCCAAAATGAAACAAACACCAGAACCACCTAAGCCGCCACCCCCTCCGAAAACACGTTATGTGAAGGACTGCGGAAATAGTGAACCTTTAACAAAAAGTGATTGGGTAAGAATTATATCAGCAATCGCATTGTTATTTTTACTCGCGCCTCCCGTGATGAAATTGTACCTATTTTGGATTGCTGTCTGGTCTTAGCATAAGCCCCTTTCGGGGCTTTTCTTTTATGAGCCAATCACCAGTACTTTAAACGCAGCCCCCGCCGCAGCGTTCTCGAATGGCCCCGTAGTCAGTAACAGCGTGCCGCGAGACTGCATAGCCAGGAATGTGCATCCCGTTGTGCTAACTGTGACCGCGGCGCCCGTAATCATCTGAGTGCCATTCCATTGCGGGATTGGGATGACGATAGGAGGCGCGCTGTATGTCTTAGCGAATGTGAGGCTTACGGCTGTACCGGCTGTGGCAACGGAACCTGACAATTGCTCAGCATTAAGCGAGGTTCCGCGAGGTAACCCGAGGTTCAGTACCTGAGATGGCGATGTGCCAGTTATTGATGCCGTTGCGAGACCGCCAGCTGAGATGGTTGACACAGTGCCGATTGCCAGGGAGTTAGCCGGGCCTGTTGCCCCCGTAGTTCCTGTTGCCCCTTGCGCGCCTGTACTGCCAGCCGGACCAGTTGCACCAACTGGACCTTGCGGGCCGGTTAAACCAATGCTACCTTGCGGCCCTGTTGAACCAGTATCGCCCTTGTCACCTTTTGCCCCCGCAGAACCTGTTGCGCCTGTTGGCCCGGCAAGACCCTGGACTCCCTGGATGCCCTGATCACCTTTCGGTCCCGTCAATCCCACGTCACCCTTTGCACCGGCTGCGCCTGTAAGTCCAGCGTCGCCTTTGGGTCCAGCTGGCCCTGCGTCACCTGCAGGACCTTCAATTCCTTGCTCTCCGGCGTCACCCTTTGGACCTTGAGCGCCCTGCAGGTCTGCGAGAGCAACCAGATTCTGCCAGTTGGCCGAGTTATCCAGCTTCCACTGAACGAAGGCATCGGCCACGCGCATTTGCACTTGGGCGCCATTGCTGCCATTTGAGCCAGGTGTGCCAGTGAGCGCCGACAGTTGGACAATATCAGTCCAGGCCGTGTCTCCGGTGTAACGCCACTGAATTGCACTTCCACTGTTGCGGATTTCCACCTCACGACCTGAGCCATTGGCGACCCATGTACCTGCTGCGCTCAGCACGAATGACTGAGTGCCTGCTGCTGGCGCCGGAACGCTGCCTGATGTGCCAGGTGCCGTATTGGTTGCCCCGGTCATTGCCGACACATCTGATGCCTTCATGTCATCAAAGTCTATGCTCGCCATGATTACACCTGCACTGATAGTTGAGATGTGCTGGACACGGACTTAGCCCAGAGGTTGGTTGTGACGCCGGTGATGTTGACTTTGAAGCCGATGCTGCCATAGCTGTTAACAATCACGCCAAATGCATCAGTGGCGGGAATGTTTTGCGAGATGGCTAGCTTAACTCTGGCTGAGCCGACATTCGTGAGTTGAAGTGGCGTTCCGACAGGTAGCTGGGCGAGAAGGTAAACGTTCACCCATCCGGTGGTAGGTATAGTAATCCAGGGCTTTGAATCGGCCATCACACACCTCATTAATCATTAATAAATTGGTAGTATTATACCGTTGACATAACGTCAAGCGTATGCGAGTATCTAATCGTCAAGTGAACAGTTAGATAATTCTTAGGAGAGTGAAATGACAGTTATTAAAAGATATGACGGAAATGTTTCTCATAGTGAAGATGGTGGATACGTTTCTATAAAAGACCACGCAACAGCTGTCGATATTAAAGACAGAGAACTCGATGCAATGTTTAAACAGACTATCGCGCTGCAAGAGCAGGTGCAAAAGCTGGCTGCTGAGAATGTGCGACTGATAGAATTATCTTCCTATGTGGGGATGCGCGACGATTACATTAATTATGAAAGAGTTACAGAGTTGCGTAATGGTTCGCCAGCCACTGACGCAGTTATCCGCGAGATTCAGACGAAAGCTGAATTAGAAGGCATGGTGAAAGGTGCTGGGCGCGTTGCCTTAGAGGCGTCTCAGGTATATCGGGTCGCTCCACAGAATTCAGATGAGCGGTCGTTACACAAAACGATTGGTAATTTTGCGCATATGGTAGCGAGAAGAATCCGCGCGGGAGAGCAGCCATGAGTAAGCAAACCCTGCGACTTGAATCTTTCAAACGCGATCCGGATATGCTGTGCGATAAAACCGAATACACGGCGATAAGCCATAGTTCACCGGAACGCCAGACGGTAGTTGACTGGCCGGTGCACGTTGAATGCTCGCCACTCACCAAGCTTTATGTGGCAAAAATTAACATCAAAACCGATTCATTCGATTCAGAGGCTGAATGCCTAGACCAGCTTGGACGCTGGATGATTCGCCTGGCTGAAGAGATTGGGTTCAATGAGGCGATTGCTTTGACAAACAAAAATATCGCAGACACTCAAACACCAGCCACTGACGCAGTTATCCGCGAGATTGGCGCTAAGGCGGTTGATGAGTTTGGTATTTGGTTATCCAGAGATAAGTGCGGAGACCGGGAAAGCCAGATGGAACTTGGCGAAATTTTAGATGTTTTAGAAGAGCACGCCGCCAAACTTCGCGCGGGAGAGAAGCCATGAAACGTTGCGAAACTTGCTCGAAATTTTACGGCGAACCGCGCATACCAAATATTGGCGAACAGGTAGCATTTACTTTCCAAAGTGGAACCGGTAAGCGACGCAAGCTTTCTGGTCGCGCCGGTAAACTCATGCTGATTAAAGAAGATGGTTTCAGCGTCACCTATCGCGGAACGGTCTATCACTGCGATGAGGTTTCCGCGCCCGATGAGCCGTCACCATTAACCCTGGCCTTTTGTGGCGTATGCGAATTTGAGGGGAAACATCCATGAACGACCTGAATAAGCTGAAAGAACTTGCAGGTAAAGCCACACCAGGACCATGGGCTATGGCTATTGACTGGGAGAGGGCTGCTGTATATTCAACAAGCAAAGACGCCTACCCTGAAGGTAAGCGTGTTGTTTGCAGCGGAAACCAAAATAATAAGGGCCGATACAACGCGGAATCATGGTCCGGTTCAGACTGGAGTGATGCGGCCTTTATCGCTGCAGCTAACCCGGCAACTGTTATCGGACTGATTGAACAACTGGAAGCCGCACAGCGGCGCATTGCCGAAGTGGAGGCTCGCCTGCGTGGCACTGAGGAATCGCTAATCGCCGCCGTAGATCATGCTGAAGCAGCAGAAGCCGAACTCTCACGCCGGGGCGAGGCAGCGTTGCCGCCAACAGTGATGAAGCCGATTGATTTAAGCGAGTGCCGCACACTCTGGTATGAGCATGACGATTTATCATCAGAGGTTGAATGCATCCCGGTAATGGATATCAAGAAAGCCATTCGTGCAGCCGGATATCAGGTGGAGGGCGGGTGATGGAACAGGTAATCGAGTGTTGGTCTTGCTCTAAGACGGTCGCCGTTAGCCGTGTGTGTGTGTGTGACGGCTATTGCCCTGCGTGTGATGCACCAATTGATTTTGATGAGGACGAAAACGATGACTAACCCAATCACAACCCTGAGCCGGGAAAGGCTGATGCAGATACTGCATTATGACCCAGGCAGCGGTCTTTTTACCTGGATTAATGACCAAAGGTCAGGTGTTAAGGCTGGTAGTGTTGCCGGTTCAATTAATAGCAATGGCTATATTATCATAATGATTTCAAAGAAAAGCTATTCAGCACACAGGCTTGCATATTTCTATGTGAAAGGTGTATGGCCACAGAAGCATATAGACCACATAAACGGGGTTAGAACTGACAATCGCATAAAAAATCTGCGCAATGCAGATAGCATCAAAAATGGGCAGAACATGCGACTTCTTGATACCAACAAGTCAGGTTTCAAGGGCGTTCATTGGAGTAAGGCTTGCAATAAGTGGAGAGCAAAAATAGACCTTAACGGAAGTCAGCACCACTTGGGGTTCTTCAGCGATTTGGAGCTTGCTGCTCTTGTTGCGGCTGAAGCAAGAGATAAATATTTTGGCGAGTACAACCGACCAGCAGCGCCGGGAGGTGAGTGATGCGCGACTTTAACCCGAGCAGTCCCGTACCTTTTATCTGGCAATGGTTTCCGCCGTTCTGGTGGCGCTGACTGTCGCAATGCTGGATTACTAATGGACTGGGAAATTATCACCCTGGTAGCGGTTATCTTTCTTCTGATGGCCGCATCAGATTTTGCATACAATCCACCATGGCTACTTCACGAGGTGCAATCATGGTTTACGGCGTCGGCGATAAAGTAAGATATGTGACTGGTGTAATGACCGGAATAATCATTAATGTCATGTGGACGGGCAAAGTCTATGTAGCATGGGATGATGGATGCTATTCTGTAGTGTGCGTAAAAGATATTGAACCGGCAGGAGGTTAAATGATTATCAGCAGGCAGATTGTTCGAGAGGTTGTCGAGGCGCGATATAAGCATCACAGCAGCAATGAAATCTATTTCGGCAAGACGGAGCGCGATATCGAAGAACTTGTTGCGATGGTTCAGAGTGTGTTGGATGTGACTGAGGCAATGCCCGGCTGGTCGGCCGCAGAGATTCACTCAATGGCCGCCAGCGCATGTCAGAGAAAGATTTACGATGATGCGAAACGCTAGCCCCAAGCGCCCAGGTTGTATCCGGTAACCAGCATGTCTTTTATGCAGTCAACGGTAGGGTCAACCTGGTCGTCATTCTTCCCATTAGGGAACATCGAAAACTCCGCAATATACTCCTTAATCCACACTGCATCACTTGGAAGGTGAACGAGCCCAGCCTCAATCTGCGGGATGACATCCAGCGCGCGCGTGAACTTGTCGATGCTTCTCTGCACCGGGATGACTGCCACGCCTTCCATTGCCAGCGTCTGTACCAGTCCGGTTCCGCTCGCCTTGTCCTCTATCTTCATGCCGCGCAGCTGACCTCTGTTTGTCGGGTCGGAGTGCTTGCGGTAGAACTCACGAGCCTCCCGAATCAGAGCAGGAGCCTCCCATTTCCCACGCAACTGGTCGAGCAGGTAGACATGTCCATCTTTCATGCCCCAACACTGGAACACGCTGTAGTCATGGCGCTCGCCGGTTTTTAGTGCCGTATCGGCGTATATGGTGCGGAAATCGTATTCGGGATGAATGAATGTGGAGTCGTACCACTTCCACCAGGAGTCCTTGAACAGGCCGCCGCCTTTAGGTGCAGGTCGCTGCATGTACTGCCCTGCGAAAACGTAGGGGTTGCTGGCCTCCATCTCTGCAAGCTTCTCGCGCGTGTGCTTGAATGGCCATAGCGCCTGATCGTGTTCGTCAATGACAGGAATATTGATGACGTGCCAGTCCTCGCCATTGCCACCCTTCTGAAGCCAGCCAGCAAGGTCTTCTTCGTGCAGTCGCTGCATGATGACAATGATGGGCGTGTCGGGGCTGTTGAGTCGGGATTCCATTGTGGTCTGAAACCAGTCGATGACGTTTTGCCGCATAGTATCGGAGTTGGCTTCGCTGGCCTTATGTGGGTCATCGATTATGATCGCGCCGCCGAAGCCAGGCCGCAGCCGTCCGGCTCCATACCCGGTTATCGTACCTTCAGAGCCGGTGGCATAGATGCAGCCGCCTGATGCCGTGCGCCACTCATCCTTAGCCTTTGCGTCGTGCATCATACCGATATCACCGAACACTGCGGTAAACTCTTCGCTCTGCGCAATGGCGCGTGCCATGTAGGTGTTATTGGCAGCCAGGCGCTTTGAGTAGCTGGCATGGATGAATTCGCAGTCTGGGTAGTTGCCGATGGCCCAGGCCATGAAGTTGACCACGGCCAGCTCGGTCTTTGAGTAGCGGGGAGGGATATTAATGATTAATCTTTTGTGCTGACCAATGAAGCAGCGCTCCAGCGCTTCGCAGATTTTCGCGTGGTGCCAGTTCTCCACAAAATCAAAGCCCTTTCGGGCCTTGAACATGTACTTGGAAAATTCCAGCAGGTCACATCGCAGTGTGGCGATGTCGTCGGCGGTGAGGTTATTCTTTGGCTTCACTGGTACAATCTACAACATCAGCCGCTTCAATCACAAACACTGAGCCAGAGTCGATATATGAGCCGACAGTCAGCGACAAAATATCAAAGTGACTGCCGTGCAGGGTAGACCGCAACTTTACCTCGATATCACCTTCAGCTTTAATTTGCATGGCAAGAGCGGTAATCAGGTCAGAGCAAAGCATATTATTCATCCTTCTCATATTTGCGTTTGAGTGCCTCGGTAACATCTCCGCCTTTAGGTGACATGCTTCCATCGGCGCTGGAGTGGTCGACTTCCTGCTTATCACGCCACTGCTTGGGCTGGCGGTTCTTCAGCCAGAAAATCATGGCGGTGGTATCAGGGGGAATGTGCTTCTCAGTGATGGTTACTTTTTTGCCTGCAGAAGCGCCTTCGCCTGACTCTTCCACCTTCTCTTCCGTGACCTCGTAACCCATGGCGCGCTTGCGTAAAGTCATGACGATTTCACCATCCGCGACCTCCTTACCATTTTTTATGGCGTCGGAAAACTCTGGATGTACGTTCTTCCATTCATAAATGGTTGACAGATGAACTTCGAAGAATCTGGACAATTGCTCATCGGTATGACCAAGCAGTGACAGCTTGTAAGCTTGTTCGGCCATCTCCGGCAAATAGGATGTTGGTCTCCCGCCTGGCATATTACTTTCCTTCTGCTTCGTTAATAACCTCTGATGCCAGAAGGCTCAGGGTGAGGATGCGTGTTTCTTCGGATTTATCCGACAGGTATGCACGGATGTGTTCCATGCACTCTTTAACCTCTGCGCGGCTTTCGGTGCTGGTCAGTGACAGCAGGCCATGCAGCTGCAATATCTCAGGTCTCATTCAGGCGCCCATGTTTGCAAGGTAATAGAAGAATGAACATGCCATGATTCCGATAATGGCCACTGAGGCGAATAAAGGAATAAGGAAGCACAGTTTAATGAACTTCCACATTACTCGCTCTCCACCAGGGTCAGGCGGAATTTCTTACCAGCATACTGCGGGTACTTGGATGCAGCGTAGCCGGTGCCACTGATGGTAATGAAGGCATCGACATCTTTATCGGCCGCAGCTTTGAAGATATCGCCGAATCCTTCACGCATAAGGTCACGAGCTTTGAAGTGTTTTTGCTGATTGGTTTCCATCTCATAACCTCAAAATAATCATTATGGCTATTGTCTGACGGATGGGATTTTATGTCAAGCGAAGTGGCATTAAATGGCTGATTATAAGCCGTCTCGCCCTGCTTTGCGTCGCTGTGCATCCGCTAAGGCTGCGCTTGCGTCGCTAAAGCTTTTGCGAGCTTATCATTTATTTCAGTGAAAGTCAATAGATTGTCGTGTAAATGTTTATATGTGATTGATTGTATGGATTAAAATATTTTACAAATTCATGTAGGAGGATTATCAGCGTTGGGCAGATGTGTATAATGTCATAGAAAAACAGTGTTACTTTGCCGATGTCGCCTTGTAAGTGACTGTATTTGTTACATAGGGTGTTTTTGTACTTTTTGTAATGACCCTTTATTGACATGCAACGCATGACGCACTATATTGTAACTCAACCAGTCACTATGAGGTTTCAAAAATGGAGTTTATGGGTCTTAATGCAGTTGAGATTGACGGTAATATCAGCCTGCGCAGCCTGCACTTTTCTATCGGTGCTGAGCCGGGCAAGCGTCCGGGCAAGTTCCTGACCAGCGGTCGTCGTTATACATACCGTGGTCGCATCTTCTCTTACCCTGATGTGGGCATGTGCGTGCCACCGGATGTGGCGCTGGACTATCTTTGCTGGGCAATGCCGGGTGTTGAGGGCGATGCGCTGCGTGAGGCAATCGAGAGCGAGCGCAAGTCGGTCAGCGACAGTTCTGACAAGATGAAGGATGCGGTAGTGCATGCTTTCTCTCATGGTCGGGTGGATGACCTGGTGAAGCTTGTGGATGCAGTGGATTCTGCAATTAATGATTATTGGTCTGCTGGCCAGGCAGCGCGTAAGGGAGGAGAGTGATGTGAAAATACCAATTCCCGGCAGGCATGGCGGATGGTGGCTTTGTTTCTGTGTAATACCAAAAAAAGTAGCGTGTTGGGGTTATGAAAAATTCTGGCATGACCAGCCTTTATACTCATTCACTCTATACCGGTTCAGCATCCAATGGTGGTGGCGATGACCAACAACGATGAGCTTGAGCGGCAGAAGTTTGCTAAAGAGAACGATATGTCGATGGACTTCGTAAATTGGTTTTTCGATGGTCCAAAAAATGGTTGCGGAAATGTATGGTTTATGATGGCTGCTGCAATGTGGGAAGGCTGGAAAGGGCGCGCAAAGCAGGAGAGAAATCATGACTGAAGAGTTATGCAGGGCGAAGTTTGAAGAGTGGTTTTCGGAAATACAGCAACCAGCAATGAATACTGTCGGTATAAAGCGGGCAGAACAGAAAATGGTGAAAAGTGCCTCATTTATGGCATATCAGGCCGCATGGAACACCCGCGCTAAGATGGAGAAGAGTGATGACTGATTACAGCAAGATGAGTGACTTCGATATTAATAAAGCGGTAGCGAAAGCACTTAATCTAGATTGGAGCATAGAACCTTCCCATCGAGTTATATGTGCTCATAGTGGTAAAGGTAATATTTATGTAAGGTTTAACCCCTGCAACTCATGGGTTGATGCCGGACCGATTATCATTGATAACAAAATATCGCTCAGCAACGTCATTATTCGTTGGGATGCAAGCGCTCTTGTTTATGATGATAAGTTTGACGATGGGTTTAAGATATATCGGTCAAATAGCGGGGTTGAATCATCAAGTCGTGGGGCACTTCGCGCCGCGATGATTGTCTTCCTGATGATGAAGGAGCAGGATGATGACTGATTTCACAAAGGCAGTTGTGATATTTATTGATGAAAACCCAAGCGCAACCTCCAAGGGAATAAACAGCAAATATGGTTACATTAATGTTTTGTCTTGCCCTCCAGATCCAAGTGAAAACAGAGTTTTTCTCGGTAAAGACAAAGGTTTTATTGGCATTGGATTGCATGAGGATTTCCCCGATGCTGAATGGTCAAGAGGGCTAGATAGTGACAAATAACATAGAATCACCATTTGAAACAGAGTGCCGCAGGATGGGATTCTCAGTTCGCAAGGATGATGTTGGCATTTACCTGCAGCCGCATACCAGAATGCTGTGGCGCTGGTATGCTCTTGGCGCGCAGTCTGCATCAGTGGATGAGCTTACCGATCCGAATTTCAACATGGCTTACGAGGGTTAAAATGCTGCTGATAAAATGGTTTCTCTGGCGCCGTTGGATGCTCAAGAAGTGGCTGAAGCCAGGGCCTGGCTCATTCCTGATTAATGCACCAAAGGTTAACTGTGCCGGATGCAACACACATCCGATAATCTACCGGGATATGTGCCGGATAGTCAGGTCAATCAAGTAACCGAAACAACGCTCGACAAACTATCGCATTCGGCGCGATACTATCACCCCGACCACCTGTTTAGCAGGAAGCCATATGAAAGAAAAAGAAAGCCCGCCTAAACAGAGCGGGTCGGTTTCTTACTCCCTGATGTCAGAGCAGAGCGTGCTTGGAGCACTAATCTTTACTGGCGGCAAGGGAGAGAAATCTATTGATGCGCTTGAGATGTTGAAGCCATCTGACTTTTACAATGAAGCACACCGGCTTGTTTATCAGGCTATGCATTCAATCATTAAGGCACGCAAGCCACTGGACCTGGTGACGCTGGCTGAGTGGATGGAAGATGTTGAGAATAATCTGGACTCGGTGGGCGGGTTCGGATATCTGGCAGAGCTGACTAAGAATCTTCCGACAGAAGCAAACCTCCTGGAGTACGCGCGCTCTGTATGGGAGCACTCGCAGGCGCGGCAGTTGATGAAACATGCGTCTAACGTTGAGAAAACTCTTAACGTCCGTGATGCCCGCACGCTGTCACAGAGAATAGAGTCAGCCCGCACTCAAATGGAGAAGTGCGTAACATCATCCAGTAGTGCCGGCCTGTTCAATCCGACCGAAATACTGTCGGCGCAGATGAACGATATCGATAAGAAATATGGCGATGTTGAAACGGTTTTCAATGAAGCAATTACGCATAAAGACCTGGCTTTACTTACTGGTGCTGGAGGCACAGGTAAGTCATTCTTTACCATCAAACTTGCAATTTCTGTCGCCCTGGGTCGTCCGGCCTTTTCAGGAGTTGAGAAATTTCTTAACCCTACCAAGCCGGGTGTTGTGGTTTTTCTTATCGGTGAAGATGATGCTGATATCTATCGTCGTCGCCTTGACTCGATATTATTTAGCCAGCAACTGAACCGCCAGGACAAAGAGCAGATACTGAGCAACGTGCTTTTCGTATCGGTTGCCGGCATGGATACACGTGTTATCCGTAAAAGCCAGTATGGCGATCTTGAACATACTGAAATCGTAACGCAGATATCTCGAAGCCTGAAGCAGGCAAACACTAAGCTGGCCATCTTCGACCCCATGAACCGCTTCTGTGGCATCTCAGAGAACGATAACGCCGAGATGAACATCTTTGTGTCAGCCATGAGAAGAATTGCTGACAGGGCTTCCTGTGCGGTTTTAATGGTGCACCACTCAGCGAAGGGTGATGCCGGTGGTAGCCGTGGAGCATCAGCACTGGTCGATGGGGTCAGGACGCATATCAGCCTGGTGACGCTTGAACAGATGAAGTCCAACCTCAAGGGTGTCACCCCGGACGCTACGGATAAGAATAAAATCCTGGTGCGCATGGTGAAGAGTAACCATCTTCCATTCTGGAAGAAGCCTTACTGGCTGGAGCGACGCGATGGCGGAGACCTGTTCACCTGCGAAGCGCCAATCACCGAAGAACAGAAGGCGATGGGTCGCATTCATGTCGATATACAGGCTGTGAAATCAGCGGTCGTCGAGTTCTTGAACGAAGTTGGCGTGCCAATGGAAATAAAGGCGCTCACAGCTGAGCTAATACAGTATGCGGTGAAGGACATCTGCCCGGAACCGAAGAGACTGACAGGCATCATTGAAGACATGCTCGAGCAGGGCCTGCTGAAAGAAATCAACTACGGTCGCGCTAAGAAGGTGACGGTCAATACAATGGCCGCAGAGAGCAGCGAACCTTTTTAATAATGATTAATTGAGAGGTCACAGTGCGCAAAGAACCACGCTACTATCAGACAGAAGCCAAGGACTCAGCCATCATGGCTATCCGCCAGGCCATCCAGAATAAAGAGCAGGCGCGCGTAATTATCGATGCGGGCCCGGGGGCAGGCAAGACGCTTATCCAGGCGATACTGGCAGAGCACACTTTTAAGAAAGGCGGTCGCGTGTTGCAGATGTCACGCCAGCCCGTGCTGGCCGGGCAGACCTATGCAGAGATGTACGAGTGCGGCATCCCGGCAGCGATGTATGCGGCGAAGTTCAATAAGAAGCAAATCAGCCAGGTGACCGTCGGCACTGAAGGTACGATCGTAAACGGACTGGATACCGATTTCGTTAAGCCTTTCGACCTGCTCATTATCGACGAAGCTCACATGGTGCCAATTGACGAGCCAGAAAGTCAGTTCATGAAAATCATTAACCACCTCAGCGCAGTCGCTGTTGCGGCCGGAAGGACCATGCATATCGTTGGCCTGACCGGAAGTCCGTTTCGGGGCACAACCCACCTCACCAGTTTCGACTTCTGGCAGAAGACGGTATACGACATTGGTATTGATAAGCTGACCGAAGAAGGCTACCTGTCCGTGCCGGTATTTGGATACCCGGATGACAATAATGATGAACTGGATTTTTCGGATGTTCAGACCCGCAGTGGCAGCTGGGAATTCTCCGAGAAGGAACTGGACGCCGTAGTACTGTCAGACGGCGGAAAGAAAAAGTTACATCACATCCTGTCTGAAATCGTTCGCAAGACTGCTGACCGGAACCAGCGCATCATCTTCGCCAGCACCAAAAGGCATGCCCGCGAAATCAGGAAGATGCTCATTGCCATGGGTATCGATAAGCAACAGATAGGCCTGGTGACTGACGACAGCAGCGAGCGCGAGAAGGACTTTGCGATTAATGGCTCAAAACAAGGGCGCATATCATGGCTCATCAACGTCTCATGCCTCACTACGGGGTTTGACAGCCCTCTCATTGACGTCGTTGTCTTCCTGCGTCCGGTTGGCAGCCTGACACTGCTTGTGCAGTGCATGGGCCGTGGAGCGCGCCTGCTGCATGAAGACATGATTGCTTCCGGATACAGCAAGCCAAATTATCTGGTGCTGGACTATGCTGGTGTTTTCGACCGCTTAGGTCACTTGCTTGACGATCCTCTTACCGGGGCAGCCTTAGTTGAAAAGGCGGTTAAAAGTGGAGAGATGCCGCTGGAATGCCCACGCTGCGCAACCATGAACGGCAGGAAGGCCCGCCGCTGCCGTGGCCGTGATTATTCCGAGCCGGACAACCGTTGCGGATATTTCTACATCAGTCAGTCATGCGAAAAGTGCAACACTGAAAACGACATTGGTGCAAACGTGTGCCGTAACCCAGCTTGCCAGCATGAGCTGATTGACCCGAATAAGAAACTGCTCAGCAAGGCGTACAGCGACGAAGAAATGGTGCCGGTCAAAGCCATGCATGTGAAGTCCACAAGGAGCGGCGCAGTGATGCTACAGTTCGAATTGCATCAGGAGCCAGAGCACGGCCACCCTTATGTCGTCTATCCGCTCGGCAGCCAGATTGCGCAACGTATTTTCTATAACGAGTGCATCAAGGTTTATTGCCAGCCAGCATGGCAGCAGCAGCTCTTCATGATGAAGACCGCAGATCAGGTATGCCGCATGCAGGATGCATTTCGTGCACCAAAAGCCATTGCATATCGCATCAATGGAAAAAATAAATACGTGGTTGGACGGAGGGCATTTTGAAAATCATCAGAGAACGTAACCGTGCTGGCATCCTGGTGTACAAACAGGAGTTTCAGCCAGAGCTATGCCCGCATGAGGATATCGAGCAAATCAATGCCATATCTCATCTGCGCGAGCATTACCCGCAATATGCGCCGCTTTCATTCCATCCCACCAATGAGGGTCAGATACCGGTGCAATATCGTGTTGACCTGATTAAGCAGGGTTTACTGAAGGGGGTTAGCGATATCGTAGTCATGAAGTCATCGTCAAATTTCCCTGCCGGGATGTTAGAAATGAAGCGGGCCAGCGTTAAGATGTCGACAGCCATTAGCTCTGAGCAGCGCCAGATATTGCAGCTGGCAGAGATGGATGGCAAGTTTGCATGCGTCTGTTATGGCGCCGAGGCTTTCAAAAAAGCATTCGAAGATTACCTTGGCATCTAACGCTTGACGTTGTATATTGGGTTATCCAAACACAGGAGTTGTCATATGAAAAACCATAAGCCGTCAGAAGTAAAAGTTTTTCTGAAGGGAGAGGATATAACCGAACGCTGTGAGATTAGCGAAAAGGGTAAATCCCTTTCAATTTTAATTTCACCTAAAGTGAAGCTGCTTAAAAGATCATGTGTGTTTGAAATATCACCATCCATTGAGAGCGATAAATAATGAGCACATTACTTCCAGCACTCGTGCCAGCTCAGCAGCTTATGCTGGCGCAAGAGCAAAACTTTAATGCCGTACTCAGCGACGACAAAATCAACTTTGCAAAAGAGGTGCAGTTCGCACTACAGCACCTTGGCAACAACAGTTACACGGCCGGTGTGGCCATGAAGAATCAGGAGTCATTCCGCAACGCGATCATCAACGTGGCGGCAATTGGCATCAGCCTGAATCCGGCAAGCAAGCTGGCTTACCTCGTCCCTCGCGGTGGCGCTGTGTGTCTGGACATCGGATACCTCGGCCTTGAGCATATCGCTATCGAGTCTGGCAGCGTGCTGTGGGTGCAATGCAAGATTGTGCATGCCAATGACACCTACGAGTCACGCGGCATCGATAAGGCGCCCGAACATCGTTACAGCGCCTTCGGAAAGCGTGGTGAAATCGTCGGCTGCTACTGCGTGGCCAAGGTTCATGATGGCTCGTTCCTGACCGAGGAAATGAGCATTGATGAAATCCATAAAATCCGGGCTCGCAGCGAGTCATTCAAGAAGGGTAATGGCCCTTGGAAATTGGATGAAGGAGAGATGATAAAGAAAACCGTTATCAAGCGTGCAAGCAAGCACTGGCCAAAGTCAGCACGCATGTCGCAGGCAATCACCATGCTGGACAGTCAGGGAGAAGGCATCGATTTTCACTCAGAGCGCATGATGGAAACCAGAGGGCCGCGGGCAGTTAATCAGGCAACCCCAGAGCAGATTAAGCAGATCGAAGATGGACTTTCTATCCTGGCGCGTCCAGTAGAGGCATTCCTGTCATGGTTTGGCTCATCAGTAGCAAAGCGCCACATCGAGAATATCGACACCCTGACGGAGCATGAGGCCGGTCAGGCTATCGGTAAAATCAGCCAGTTGCTTGACGCCCAGGCAGCTAAAGACAATGGTCCTAAGGAGGTGTTCTGATGAGCCTGTACGAATCACTCAAGGCAGACCTAGGAACCTACTCTGAAGTGCTTGGATTCGACCCTGTTGTTGTCGAGCAGCGCAGCTACCCATGGTTCAAAATGCGACTTGGCGTTATCACGGCAAGCGGAGTTAGTGCGGTGCTGGCAAAATCAGGAAGTGCGACGCGTGAAGGTTACATGGCCGAACTCATTGCGGAGATAGCAACCGGCGCACCGGGCGAGCCAGTTAGTGCAAAGGCGCTTGAGTGGGGTATTAATAACGAGCCGGCAGCGATACAGACTTATGAGTTCAGTACCATGCAGACAGTGCAGCAAATACCATTTATCTATGCGCATGACATGCGTATAGGGTGCTCACCTGATGGCGTGACAGAATACAAGACGCTTGAGATAAAGTGCCCATGGAACACGCGCTATCACATCGAGCTGATTGTTGATGGGCGCATGAAGAAGGAGTATCAGGACCAGGTGCAGTTCCAGATGTTTGTTGCAGGCAATGATCAGGTGGATTTTATCAGCTTCGACCCTCGAATGCTTCGCCATGTTGACTACATCGTCACTGTCGACCGAAGCGATAAGTACATTGCAACTTTCAATGACGCTATTCCTCAGTTCATCATGGAGATGGACGCCAAGCTCGCAAGGCTGGGATTTGAATTCGGAGAGCAATGGAAATAGCAAAGGGGCCAGTGGCCCCTTTTTATTATTCTGTTGCTGTTGCGGGGTCATAATTATCAGGGTATTTAAATGTTTTACCAGATGAATCATATATCATTCCAATATCACAAAACTGCCCTTCATCAAGCCTTACAGTAGTGTAACCCTTACCTGGGCCCCATTCATTCTCCCCGTCCCAAACAGTGATGTTTACGACAGTCTGATTTGATATTGCGATTACTGCATAATTATAAATCATGAGTATTCCTCAATGATTAAAACGCCCTTGGCACCAGCACCAGCAAGTTTTGCAGTATTTGATGTAGTAGTCGCTGTACCCGGTCCGCCAGAACCATAAGAAACAGAATCTGTCCCTACAATATTAGCTGCAGATTGTGCGCTTCCTCCACCAAAGAAAGAAGCGGCCCCGATGGCTGCTAGCGGTAAGCCTGCTGTTCCGAAAGCAAGTCCGTTAGATCCAACAGTACCGCGCGCTGCGACTACTAACCCCGTTCCTGTCATGGCTCCGCCAGAAGCGCCCTGCCCTGAATAGTTGAATATTGTGGATGTTGATACCTGGGTTATCGCACCACCACCACCACCACCAACTGCCAACAATGAACCGAATAATGTATTTCCACCTGTTCCACCTGTTCCACCAATGTTAGCAATACCGCCATTACCAATAGTCACAGACTGACCATCAAACCCGGATGTCAAAATTGCTTCACCATAGCCACCTGACCCCCCAGAAGAACCAACTGAGATTGTCGTCGAGCTGTTAGTCCCAGCGCTGCCCCCCGCTCCACCACCACCAACAGCTCTGATTCTTATCTTCTTCGTACCCGCAGTTGCCGTATAAATGCCATTGGTAGTAAACGTCTGAGTATTTAACAGGCGCCCGAAGTTATTTTCAGAAAGCCAGATAGTCCTGTTGTCTGCGAGATTCTGCAAATATGTAAAATCATTCTTAGTAGGCGGCGTGCTTCCTACATAATCCCACCCCTGAACATAATTAGCGTCGCTCACAGGGGTTAAGTCTGTTTTAGCAGACCCGAATATTTTTGTGAAATCAGGCTTTGGTACGGCCATTATGATAATTCCTCTACGAATGAACCAACGCCAAAGCCAAACAGGCCTTGGTCCGCAAATCCGAAAGTCTGTGGTCGTGGGCGATACAGCACACCATCAAGCTTCACTCCCGCAGCTCTTGGTATTATATCAATTGCAGACAGCAGATTCCTTGTGTTTTCATCAAGCGTTGCACCGATGTAAATTCGAATCGATGCATTGCCCATATTTTGCACGACCACGTCATCGCTGTTAATGATGTTCTGCAATGCGGTGACTATACCTGGATTCGATACGTCGCCAAAGTTTTTCGCCACCTTGGCAAGGATGACCTTTCGGTAATCTCCGTCAGCCAGAGTCGTACTGCCCGTCACTGGCCCTTGATTGTCATACATTGGCGCCATCCCAAACCCGGATATATTTGGCTGGTCAAGGAATCCGAAATAAATGGTGGTTATGGGGACATCTATCTGCCTGCCAACGCCAACAATCGTGCCTATCAAATCTAGCCATACACCACTGGCGTTATAAACGGTTATGCCTGCGATGTAGTCATGCATGTCAGATATCGTGTCGAAGTCAGATGCTATCAGGCGCACTATCTCCACATAGTTAGGAGAATCGCGTAACTGATTAATGATTAATTGGTATGTCTGGTCCTGATAGAATCCGGCCATTATGATTGCACCACGCTAACTGACGCTGCAGTGACGCTGAGCTTCTGATAAGCGGCAGGTGAAATAACATCCGCGCCATTAATGGTGATGCTATTGATATCCACGCCAGGGATTGTATTGACCGGTGTATAGATGCGGCTTGCATAAAGTTTCTTGCCGATTGGCCAGGCGGTGATAAAGTCCACTACTGCAGCCTTTATCTGGTTCGCGCCATCGGCAGGATAATTGGAATCAACCGAGATATTAACCACGATAGTCAGCGCCACATTAGACGGCCTTACGAAGTAAATGGTCTGCGGCTTCTGGTTGGCAGGATTGATTACCGTTGCAGAAACGAATGTCGCGGCAGGAACATCTGATGGCTCGGCAAGGTCGATGCCTGCAGCTACTGAGCGGAGGATTGCCGTAGCCACTTCAGTGATATCACCGCCTTCTACGATCGGCATAACTGAGTGTGGCGGGAGTCCGGTTGCGTCCACTACGTCAGTGTTGTTTTCCTCAACAGATACATATGTGACGCTATCAACGTCAGAGATTGCGGTGTAAATCCCTTCAGGAGTGCCTACAGCTGCTGCGGAGGTTGCCAGCATCCTGATTCGCAATTCGCCATCGGTTTCGCGCGCACGCCCAGCAGTCGCTGTGGTCAGGTTTGTTGCGCTGACAAGGCCATAGACTGGTGTTGAGATAACCGTTAATTCACCGGCCGCAGGCTGAATAGCCACGGCATCAAGAGCTTCAGACAGCACGGTTGCTGATGATGAAGGAGCAACAACAACGTCTTCTGTCGTCTGGAATTTGATTGCTGAGTTAACAGATGATGTGACGATCGTACCAGAAGGAACCGATGCACCATTCTCATCAGCCATGAGCGTAAGCGTTGTCTGGCTCTTAACTGCCATCAGGCGCCGCTTGTTCATCAGCGGGGCAAGATTGGAGAGTTGCGCGCCGATGGCCCCGTAAGGGTTAAAGGCATTCAGGATAAACTCTGCCTTGGCATTGGCATCATCCACCAGGCTGGACTGGATAGAGATAATGCGGCCAGGAACCGACTGTTTCCCGGTATTTACGACAGGGAAGGAATCAGTCCACTCGTTAGAGATATCATCACGTACATCCTGATAGCGGTCTCTTGTGAAGCCATCGGCGTCAATGGTGGTTGTCATGGCTATTCCTGTTCAAAAAGTACGGATTCGAATTCTTCGCCATCATCCGAGGTGCCACGGAAGTAGCATTCGGCCAGCCCGGAATTATCGCTGTTCACTGAAATGACGAGTGAATCGACGCTGACGGCATTTGGCGTCTGAATGATGGTGTTACGCAGTATTTGCTTCTTGGCATCAATGGACACCTGTGGATTAACCATGTCAGTTAGCCAGGGAACGCCGATACGGGTGTCATCAAAGCACTCACCCAGAATAATCTGAAGGCGAAATTTACTGTTCTGCGTGGTCTCTACTGCGCCATCGATTTCTTCAATGTCACCATCGGCAGCAAATGCGATGTCCCAGTCAGCATCTAAACGGAAATCACTCATGTCGGGCCACCTGTTCTTGATCCACCTGACTGCACGCCGCCATGAGTGTGCGTGTTCAGGCTCGCAACAGAAGGCGTTGAAACGTCCGGTGCCATAATAGGCACTCCAAAGCTGATACCATCCTGACCGAACAGGGCCACTGGCACATTGTTGATGGTCATATTGATAACGCCGTTCTGCACGTTAAAGCTTGTGCCACCATCGCGCGTACGGATATCGATACCGGGGTTAACGGAAGGATATGCTTTATTGAAGGGGTTAATACCGAAGTAGGCAATAGCATCAGTTGGGTGGTGATGGCGGCCAATGCCGGGGTCAGTAATGCCGCCCTTCAGCTTCCACGCCTCAAGGCTGCGGTCGCTGATAAGCAGGATACATACGTCGCCTTTTTTAGGCAGGCAGGTAATCACCAGGTCGCCAGCACCGAAGAAACCAACAGGGACATCGCCTATAACAGGCATATTCTCGACAACACCATTTACCTTGCGTTGCAGCAATGGCTGGACGTTAACGGTATTCTTGCCAACGTCGAACGAGATGCACTCGCCGATCATGACTGTGCGCAAACGCAAAGACTGGTTATCGGCATACCAGTCCAGCATTTCATCTGTGGTGTATTCCTGTCGGTCCTGGTCTAATGCTGCCATTGTTTACCCCTTTTTTGTGCATTATACAGCGTTGGGGTCAAACCTGATAGTCTCAAGCCTGCAGTCGAACGGTCCACCGTAATTGTTGCCCAGCATATTCACGGACTGGCAGATATAGAAGCCGTTATAGTCATGGCCGCGCTCAATGTTGCTTTCTGCTTTAGCCTCCGTATAACCAGCTTGGGTCTTGGTCTTCTTATGCACCTTGCTGGCATCTACCACACCGGTTCCACCTGATTCAAGAGTGTAACCGGAAGCTTCAAGCTTAATGACTTTGCCTGGGCGAATATCCATATGCAGCTGGCAGCGCACGTTAACACCCTTCTCCGTCACGGCTGGGGTTTCCAGCAGACCTGAGTCAGCAGCCAGGACGATCGCCTCTCCATCAACTGGTTTCGTTATCGGGGTGACCTGAATCTCGTTGTCCTGGATTGACCATTGCCCGCCAGCAGGCAGAACAACGTCATCCATGGCATCCTTGCTTCTGCCATCAAGAGTGATGGAGCCCGCAATATATCCCTTCAGAATGTTTGCTGACTCTTTAAGAGCAATACCCATATCCCTTGCCGTCTGCTCAACGATAGTCCTGATTGGCGTTCCAGCTGCATAATTCCTGCTGGTAATCGACTGGCTGAAGCTGCGCCATCCGTCACCGGCCTTTATCTCGGTTTTCCAGTCCACGGTTTGCTTGCTGGATGAGACAAACACCACGTCGCCAGTGAATATCATTTTGAAATCACCGTCGTAACCGGCATAAAGCTTAATCGACTTTGCGTCCCTTTCAATGCGCTGACGACTGGCCTTGCTCAGGTTATAAATGGCTACCACACCCTGGTTAGGGGTTTTGCTTCGACTCATCTTAATATCGAAATCCACGGCCATGCGTCGCTGGTTATCATCAATCTGGTCGTAGATGACAACCTCATTCGCATAGGTCACTTCTATGTAGCAGTCGCCCTTAAAATATCTCATGCGTAGCCTATATCATCATAGAAGGTGGCCAGATTTTCTCTCAGGATGTAGAGAACGCGGTGATTGTCACCCATGCTGGAGAATGTCAGTTCGGATGGGTTTGTCAGCAAATTAACGACGAATATCCCTCCCAGCGTTGACTGAGCGAAAGGCTCAAGCAGGTCAGCGCCCTGAGTCAACGTAATGCCAGTCGTTGTGAATTCGTCTGTGGTGATGTCCATATACCAGCAACCCTCATGAGCAAATGCTCCATCATCAGTGTCATTGGCGATCGCCTGGATAGATGCATTCCATGCTGACCAGTAGAACCTGAAAGTGGTCGGCACGCCGTCCAACTCAATGCGGAATGACTGCTCAGGGTAGGGGTCAACCGGAAGCAAAATGTTATCAGCCATTTATAGTCCCAGCCCTGTAATTGATGACAGCCATGAAGTTGAACGTTCATTCGTTGCGGCGGGAAGGGTCTTGCCGCTCGCGGATGTGTTGCCTGCCGTTGTGGATACTTTGCCTTTATCCTTTGCTGGCGCCTGCTTCAGTGGGTCTTTCGTGGATGCCGCTGGCACCTTGGTCGTTCGACTCTGAATGATAGAGATGTTCTGCAATGTGGCAGTGAAGAAAAGCGCAGTTGCATTGGTCGCATCGCGGTCAAATGTCAGCGCGCCACTGAAGAACATATTCTTGTAGGTTCCCAATGACGTGACCAGGTCGAATGGCTCACGAGTTTTCCTGATCGTCTGCAGCAGCGCCATTTTGTCTTCCCAGGTGGACGTGCTGTACTTCTGGCCATAAGAGACAATATCCAGTACTTCCTGGACAACCGAGTCATCAGCGAAAATGCCATTAATGGTTATTTGGTCTGGCTGCAGGATGATGTTATCGCTGATTGTCGAGCCATCCTCTACCGGCTTGTTGGTCACTTCCTGATTGAAACTGTGCGTCTCCTTCAGGGTGACTGTTATCGGCAAAGTCTGAATCATGCTGTACTGGGGGCCAAACATATCCCTGAGCTTCCCGGGGCTGAAGATGAGCGCCATTAGTAATCCATCCCGTTTCCGACATTCTTAACTACGCGGGCATTGCCCTGCTGAATGTAGCTGTCTATCAGCCTTTTAGTGTAATTCTCGTCGTTGGTGGTCACACCTACATGGATGGTGTTGCCTCCGGATGTCGTATTGTTCGTATTAACAACATTCGTAGCGGAACTGGACGGTGCCGGGGCTGTTGAATATGCTTGTGGCGCTGGTATGACGCTTCCATTTTGGCCTGGCGTTCCCGCTGGCCCCTGCAGACCTGGCATGCCCGGCGCAAGAAATCTAAGAGGCTGCTCAGTGCTGACTGCATTAGGGCCAATAACATTGCCATCGGTGAGAACTTTCTTAAGCCAGTCAGGTATCATGCCTTCAGCCCATTGAGATATCTGGTCAAAGATACCCTTAAACCAGTCCTTCAACTCGGTCCATTTCTTCCTGATGGCATCAGCCGCATCAGAGAACTTTTTGACCAGCAAACCGGTAACCGACTTGCCACCGTTCAGATAGGTGTAAACGTCCTGAAGTGCCAGGATAATGCCGAGGATGGCAGCACCAATGAGCGCCGGTCCAGCGTATGCAGCCGCCCATGCGAGTATTGCACCCGTGCGGACGGCGATGAATGCGGCCCTTAGTGCGCCAAGCAATGAGATTAATCTGGTGTAGCCTGCGATAGCGGCAGAGCCGATCAGGTAAGGCAGAGCAATGGCGGCCATGATGCCAAGATATTTTATGCTACCGGCAAGTGCATTAAATGCGACAGTCAGAGCATCGACGATAGCCTTGCTGTTATTGGTGAAGAATTCACGGAAGCGCTTGGCAAAGTCAGCGAATACAGGGATTATCCTTTCGGCAATCTGGTTCCTGATGCCATTCACGATGCCACGAAGACGCATAAGCTCGACAGAGTACTGCTTGGCCGCTTTCACGCCATCGGCGCTCATGACGATGCCTAAATCCTCAGCCTCTTTGCGAAGCTCGGCGATGCTTGCGCCTGATGCGGTCAGCATGGGGATAAACTGCTCTGCCGCCGTGCCGCCAAACAACTCATCAGCCAGACGCTGTCGCGCGGCCGTATCCTGTACGCCTCGCAGTTTCTCAAGAAGAACGTCGAACAGCCCATTGGTGTCATTGGTGTATGCGGCAAGTTGCTTCTGCCCCAGGCCGAGGCGCTGGAATGACTCCGCACCGCTGCCTTTCCCTGTCTTGACGAATTCATCGGTACGCAACGACAGCTCTTTCATGCCGTCAACAAGCGCATCCTGCTCAATGCCGAATGTCGATGCTGCATAAGTGAGGGACTGCAACTGCTGAGTTGTGACGCCGACACGCTTTGCCAGTGTGTCAGCCTCTACTGCGGTTTCCGTGAATTCGTTTACCAGGCTGAATCCGGCGGCAATTACAGCAGCACTCATGGCGCCCGCAATGGCAATGACGCCAGCCATGCCAGCATGGATAGCGCCAATAGCATCGTCAGCCTCACCAAAGCTGCCCTTATCAACATCAAGGCCGATGTAACCAAGCAGTTCAGTAATATAATTATCAGCTGCCACTATTCCTCCTGGGCATCTTTAATTCTGCGGTTTTTCTCGGCCTCAACATGCATTGACTCAAGGCAGTCGAGGTAAAGAACATATGGCCACTGAAACTTTATTTCAGCCGGAGAGCACTGGTAATACTTTGATACCGCCAGGATGTTGGCGGTATTGTTGCTGAAGCTTGGCTGGATGTCGCTTACTCGGATGCTTCGTTTGCCGACCCGAATCGTTCCTGAATCTGCTTCATAAACGAACCGCTCATTTCGCCGAAAAAATCCGGGAAGTTTTCCTTCAGGCAGGCTAGCACGACTTTATTCAGCTCGCCGACTTTGCGGCTGAAATGGGTATCGATATCCAGCGGCTTGCCATTCACCTCGGCGGCATTGAGTAGAGTCTTGGCCAGCGAGTAAATCAGGCTACCCTTTACCTTGCCCTGCTGGCTCAGCGTGAACAGGTTGATCACATCCGCCTCAACATCGAGAGCATCGGACACGTTCAGCAGAACGATATCGTATTTGTTTTCGCCAACGGTTACAATTTTCGTTTCAAGTGAAGCCATTATGATTATCCTCTTGTCTGGTTGTGCCATTATAACTCATGGCGCACAAAGCAAAAAGCCCTCACTTGGAGGGCTTGGCGTTTTACTGGCGGAGATGTTCCGGCATGCTAATCCAGTCAGTAACTTTGGTTGAGCCAGATTCGATGAATGCCATCGTTCTTTGCCAGTGGCCGTTGATGCACGAAAGTCTGAAAACATCGCCTGTATCACTTAGTGCGATAACATACTCTGACCATTTGTCTGGCTCATTTGTCGGAAGTTTATCTTTGCAGCTAATCCACTCACTCATCATTCACCCCCAGCCAGGTCGACGAGTTCCAGCAGTTGCTTTTGAAGCTCTTCCGCCTGATAAACCACATCTGCATTAGGCTTATCGATCAAATATTCAATTTTGGACTTTGACCCTATTACGCCTATATCAAACAACTCTGACCGCAAAGAGCCAACACAGCCTACGATTTCTACTTTAATTATCATCCTTCACCCCAGAATAATCATTAAGTAAGGCCAGCACTTCTTTGTAAACGCCAGCCGGACAGCGAAGAGTCATGGATTGATCATCTTCGGCAGAATCAATATCCTGCGCGCCAACCAGTTCGATCTGCGTGGCCAACTCAACCAGACGGCGAGCTTTCTTGGCTGGATACTGCGGGCGCACATCGCGAGTTTTTACCTTCACGCCGCCATTCTCTTCGACCTTAGCCTGCACAATCTCACCGGCTTCATGTCCGTGCTTGCGAATCATCTCTACCGCATCGGCAAAGTTAATCTTCTCTTCACCCAGCAGGCGCTTGATAGTTTCATCGCCGTCCATCAGCAGCAGGTGAAGCTCGACAGTTGAGAGACTGCATCCGACTTCGATGGCAATTTCTTTCGGGTGCATACCTTCATTCCGCATGCGGCTGTACGCCTCGCCGCGCTCCAGTGGCTTCAGTTTGCGGCCCTGCGTGCTGGTCACCATGAGAGCAATCTGCTGGCAGTAGCTCAGGTGGCTGACATCTTCGCAAATCAGATGTGTGATGCCTGACGCCATCGCAGCGCGGAAAGTGTGGTGGCCATCAACGATGATAATGCGGCCAGCGACTACCTTCACGCGCAGGTTAGGGACTGGACGCTCAGCCTTTAATGCGTCGAATATTGCATTGATATGCCCAGCATCGGTCTGGCGAATGTTGAATCCTGGCTCAACGTGCAACTGCGATACGGGCACGCTGAATCCTTTGCTTATCTTCAGTCCTGCTTCTTTGTCTTTGTTATAGATTTGGTTCAGGCTCATCTGCGTGCCTCCAGCATATCGTCTGCGATGGAATACGCATAATCTGCCGCTATTTTTGATTTTGTTTTTCTCTGCAGTGTCGACTCCGTATCGGCCCGAGACCAAAGATCTTCATTGGTTATTATGGCCTGCATAGCCTTGGCTGCAAAGTAATCACGCAAGGTCATGCCTAACGACCCATTGTTGCCGATAACATAGGGGAATGCTGAACCACCTGTTTCTTTTTTCATTTTGCCACCACGCAATTTTCGTAAGTTGTGCCTGTGCCATCATCCTTATCCATGACTGCATAAGCCCCTTTGTCACGGTAAAAGAAGAAGTAACCCTTGACGCCGCTTTCGTAACCTTTCAGTTCTGGCGATTTAGTGCCGATGGCGGTAGTGAAGACTTTGCCATCATCAAAAATGTCAGCCTTTCCCATAGGCTTGTGTTCGGTCATAACGTTTTGGAAGATAGAAACGCGATACGAATCACACTCCATCTTTGTGACCGAAGCCGAAGCACCGAAACTGCATGCGATGAGCGCGGCAATAATTATCTTTTTCATGTAACACCTCTTTGTTTGGATGCACTCAATATAATTAATCATTAATTTTACGTCAAGCGTTATTTGCATGGACAAAAAAAAGCCCCGGCGAAGGGGCTAAGCATTACCAGACTCAAGGGAAATCAGCCAATCGCTTCAGCCAGGTCCTGGCCAACATGCAGAATGTATCCGGTATGGAACTTGAAGGTGAATTCCACCTCGGCCATCTCGTTGCCTTTGACCATTGCAGGTGCGCGGGCGAGCATGGCCTCTACTGCGCCAGCTGCCTCAGCACCATTACCACGGTCATTAAGCAGCAGTGGCACCGGTACGCCAGCGTAATACAGCGCCATCCACAGCGCCTTGGTGGGCGACGTGTCCTGCAACCGCACAACGCAGGTGCCGGAGGTGTCGATAACCTTCACGAAAGCTCCATCGCCTTTGGTGCCAACGTAGGTATTCCACTGGTCGTTATTGAATGAAAAGTTAAACATCTCACCAGTCGCAACAGCGCGAGCAGGGACGCCACCCCATGATAAAGATACCTTCTCAGGATTGTAAGTAGGCATTATTGACCCCCGATAACCCACTGGCCAGTAATGGTCCAGTCGTCGATTGCACTGTTGAGTGTGGCGCGATAGATGTTGTTCATTGTGGCCGTGCCGCTGGCACGCTCTGAAGCACTGAAGCTGTCAGGGTCTGGCATCGTCACGGTGTAATCATCCAGAATGATGCGACGCGTGTTTGCACGGCCGAGCCATGCACGCAAGATCGCTTCCACTGCGTTAAAGGTTTCGTAGTCGAAAGCCATTAAGTCAGTACGGAACGCGAAGTTTGCCAGCGAGGCCATGACGTTGTTATCGAACCAGTCGGCGCCCCACTGAATGCGGATTTCACGATCGGTTACCAGGCGGCCTTTATACATATGCGTAAAGGTCGTATTGGTGAATGTCTCGATGAAGTTGTAGCCTTTAGCACGCAGGATAGTTTGCTGACCGGCAGTCAGGTTTGAATCGCTAACAAGAGTCAGGGCATGGTAATCCCACTGGTCTGCGCCTGGGTCACGCCAGATCATCTTGCCACCGATAGCTGCATCAGGTCGCTGCGTGTCGTATGAGTTGCCAGCAGCATCCAGCCCGGTCGGATGGTAGATTGCAGCTGAGCGCTCAAGTGACAGCAGGCGGGCACGGTAACCGAAGTCAGTTGCACCAGAGTCAACCAGCGCCGTAGCATCGGTAGTCAGGAACAGGCCCTGCATATTCTGCTCTGCAGACTGGATATATTGGGCGATTGCGATCTGATCGTTAACGTCAGCGGCAAGCTTGCCGATGTACTGAAGCTGATACCAACTGACACCTTTGCTGATGGCGTCGTTCAGTGCTGCAGCAACGGTTTCTGCATCATCGCCTGTAGCGGCCTTGTCCCAGTAAACAATATAAGCATCGGCAGGTGCGCCGCCGTCTTGCCCAAAATGAGCAGTCAGCCAGTTATATTCTTCAGGGAATGAAGTGAAGCTTACCTGGTCCTGCCAGTCATCCGGGGTTACCAGTGAGTAGCGAGCGCCAGAGAAAATATCGTTTGTGGTAATCAGTGCAACACGGTTGAGCGTGTCGACTGTTGCCACTTTGTCTAACAGCTCGGTCTCTACTGAGAACCGGCGCTTAATCGGCGTAGTCATCCGGATGGCCTCTTAAATAATGATGGTTGCAACAGGTTAATGATAACATTAAACAACATCAGGGGCGATAGTGGTGATGGTCATTACATCGTCACCATTAACCCATTGCCCGGTGATAATGAACTGCTTGAGCTGATAATCCACGAACGAAGTTTGCACGCGGATATTGAAACTGACGTCAGCCTGCCAGCGGGTGCGGTAGCCTTCATCCCCCAGCGCGCTGAGATTCCTTGGCGAGCCAACAGTAATTAGCGCCATGTGTTCCGGTGCCAGCGTGTTGCGAGTGCGGAAGTCTTCCTTGGCGCCATGCAGCTGAATCAGGCGATTGTATCCCTTCTCACCATAAGCATTGACGCTGATGGTCATCTCAGCCTGATAGTAATTTGCCTGCGTGAATGTGCTGTCGCCATTATCAACTTTGGCCTTTGCGGCGCTGCGCTGCGGCACGATCAGCATTGGCTGGAAGCCCATGTAATCTCCAGTTGGCCGGTCGCCTTCAAATGGCAACTGGATTACCTTTGGGTCTATTCTCTGGAGGATTGTGGTAATGGCTGACTCAATGCTCATGAATCCCCCTGCACTTTTCGGATAAGCGCTTTATAGTAGTTGCCCAATATTTCTCTGGTGTCGACGCGATAGACTTCGTATTCCACATTCTGGAAGATAACCCGATCTGCATCGCGGTCACCCTGGCGGGGCATAAGCTCTGTTGAGGTGTAAACCTTTTCCAGGCTCATGACTTTTTCACCGTCTTCCAGTTTCTTCAGGTCTTTCTCATCCAGCGGCTGAGGTGGCATGCCGAGAAACGGCGTTCCTGCGCGCGCACCGGGAATCCAGCGCCCCTCGTTATCAGTGTATCCAGGCGAATAGACTACCTTGGTATACTGCACAAAGTAATCCTGCCAGATTTCGTCAAAGTCGAACATTTGCATTAGTTTTTACCTTCATCGACGTAGGCCCAGCGAACGCTGTTCAGCATCTGGTTGGTGTCAATAAGAGGGTTGGATGATTTCTTTTTGGCTATGGTGGATTCGGCGTTCGGTGGCGACTTTAGCTGGACGATGGCTGCCTTAACATCCCCTTCTGCCAGTTGCCCTAACCTTCCCATGGCCTGGCGAATATCATAATTCTTATCTTCCATGCCAACCTTGGCAATCTGGCCCATGTAATAAATATATTTTATGCGCTCTTTGAGAAACGTTGGGCGTAGGGTTGGGCGCTCAGGTATTCTCTCGGTGCCAAATTCGTTGTAAGCATAAACGGCGGCAACAGTGAGGTCTGATTCTTTATGGCGCCCGGCATCTTTCTGTATACCAATGCTCACCGCATACCCGCTCAGGCGCTTCTGGATTTCGTTGATCGCATTTGGCGCTTTAACAACAAGTCGGTTTTTATTGGCCATATCCATAACCATAATTGCGGCCGGTTAACGATGGGCCAGCGCCGAACAGGCCAATGTACATCTGGAACTTCTGACCCCAGATGGTGGAATCCCAGAATGTTGAATCCGAACCGACGCCAATCAGCGTTCCTGACATCGATACGTCACCGACAGTACGTGATGTGATGCTCATGCTGACGCCGCCAGGCTTAGGCAGCCCAGTGGTCAGATTGTAAGTTGCCGTAACCCAGTGGGCCACATATAACCCCTGGAGCGTGTCGGTGTAATCGCCGTAGTCAGCCTGATAGAAGACGGTGAATTCATCCAGGTAGCGCTGAATTACAGCATCAGGAACCTGCGCAAACTCGGGGTATACTGTTCTGAACTCAGTAAGGGTCATTTTAACTCCAAAGAAAAAGGGAGCCTTAGCTCCCCTTATTCTAACACGCAATCATCAGACAATTTCGATGATTTTTTTATCAAACAGAGGCGTGGCATTCTTGCTGGCTTTCAGCGCATCGACCTGCTCGGCAGTGACGTCAGTTTCAACGCCCGGCAGCAGCTTGATGCCATGAACATAACGGATGTTCGCGCCGTTATTGCGAAGCTTGAATGACTTAGCAGTGGCCTTGGTGGTGTCTTTAGCCTTGGTGGTGTCTTCAGCCTTGGTGGTGTCTTTATCAGCCATCTTAAATTTCCTCGGTCACTGTTACTGAAAGTGGGAAGTACACGATAGTGCCTGCAGTGGTCATGTACGCGTTAACTACGGTCGCCAGGTTACGTGGCTCCGGAGGCATAACGGTATATGGCTGAGGTACTTCCACGCCGATTTTCTCTGCGTCGTTGCGATAGTCGATCATGGCGTTGCCGCCAGCAGGAGAGATACCCTGGAACCACTCTACGGTTTCAACCGTAACGTTCGGGTAATCCTGACGGAAGCGAGCCATTGCGGTCTGGCCGGTTACATCGTCAAAACGAACGGTGTTAGCGCGTGCCATATCGGCAGCAGTCAACACTTTGGTGTCCGGCATTTCGGTGCCGAAGGTGTCAGCAGCCTGCTGGATGTAAGGTGCGATCAGGTCAGCATAGATTTCTTCGCCGGTCTTGGTTGCCCAGCGGGAATCGCCGCCTGCGCCGTCCGGTGCAGTGATGCGCGTAACGTTCGGCGCATTATACAGACCGTAGGTGCCTGCTTTCGGATCTCCTACCCATGCAATCTGGTCGAATTTCTTCTCAGCTGCGGTACGGTTGGCCATCATCTCACGGTCAACCAGGTTGATACCAGCCAGGGTGGCCTTAGCGATATCAAAGATTGAGTAGATGACTGAGCCGCCGTAGTCGTTGATGTTAACAACAACCTTCTGGCCGCGAACGCTGGTAACTGGCAGGTCATCAGCATAGTTGGCAATCAGTTCGAACATGCCCGCAACGTCAGCCAGGGTGTATGCAAACTCTTTGGCGCCGAAAGGTGCCTCAGACTGCATTGGCATCAGGTTCTTGGCTTTGAAGCCAGGGTAAGCACGCTCGCGTACGCGGTTGCTGATTACCTGAAGCTGCTGAGCGAAGATGATACCGGTGGCGGCGTCATTGCGGAAACCCAGGCGCTGTGCATCAATCGATTTTGCAATCTCCTGAGCCAGCATTGAAGGGACGTGCCCCCAGTTCGGCTCCAGCTGCACATCCTTGAGGTGGTCAAGGCGAATATCTACTTGCATTTTGATTCTCCGTTAAGCAGCTGCAGGGGCAGACAGGCCAGGGGTTACATACAGGATTGCATCACCTGCGCCGGTTGTGCTGGTTTCAAAGATACCGACCGGGCGTGAAGTGGTGCCAGCGCCTGGGGTTGCCGCGAAGTTGCCAGAGCCATTAATCAGCGCATAAGCCAACTGACCCTGAGTCACAGCAGCAGATACAGTTACCCAGACCGGACCACGGTAAACTACTGGCAGGGCATCACGTACGCGGTAGCCACGGGTGCCGTCTGCGTAGGTTTCAACCTGAGCATCTGACCAGCGCACGATTCCGGTAACAACGTCGGTAGCAGCGGTAACCACTTTTACCATATCATCATCAGCGTCACGGGTGACCGGATAGCCAGGCTGAATCACCGAGCCAGCCGCGAGGTTAGTTGAGACAGTGCGCGTCACAATGTCGGTATAGCGGGAATCCGCAATCTGACCCTGGACGTGAGTATTGGTGTCATAACCGTATTGCAGGTTAATAGGAGTGTCAGACATTTACGCTTTCCCCGCATAAAATTTGTCGTTGAATGTCTTCTGGCTGGAGGTGCCAAGAGACACGGAATCTTGCTTGAATTCACGCTGCTTGCGCAGTGAGTCTTCAGTCAGGTTTTCGATCGCAGCATCGAAACGGGCGGTGACATAAACATCGTCTTTGCCATCAGCGCGGAAGTTTTTGCGGGCTGCAGTCAGGGCTTCAACCATGATGTCGCGGGATGTCTTCACTTTGCCAGCGCTGTCCAGATGGACCAGTTCAGGCTTAAGCTTCTTCGCGTTCTCAATGATTGTCAGCATCTGGCTGATTGCATCGGTGCGGGCTTCTTCCTTCTTCTCTGCTGGCAACTCGTCTGTATTATCTACAGGAGTATCATCAGAGGGTTTTGAATCTTTCATTTCGTCGACCTGGGCTTGCAGGGTCTGAACCTGATCTGAAAGAGAAGCGGCCATGGCAGCAAGCTTATCAACGGCAGATTCGACCTGCTCATCAGTTGGCTCGGCTGGCAGTTCCATATCGTCTGCATCAGAGCGCAGGGATTTGGTCGATTTGAAAGTGGTTTTAACTTTACCCTGGAGCGAATCAAAGCGTTTGCCTTGTGCGGTCAGGGCGTCGTTGATGGTTTTCGCAATGGAGGCATCGCCCACATCGACTGAATCGCCATTTGGCAGCTTAACTTTTGCCACGTCGCTATTCTCCGGTAAGACTGCTATGGCGCAGTCGAAATTAAGACGGCATTCTTTTCCACCACGAGCCATATCGGTTAATGCATCATGATTATATCTTCTTAGTGTTTGCTTACGGTCATACTGCTGACCATTCCACACACCGGGAGTATAATCAATCTCTACTGCATAACCGGGTGACAACTCGTCTATGCCAGATTCTACCGCATTTAAAGCCTCTGCGCCAACAATTGCATGATTTGCGATTAGATTATCGCCGTCTCTGCGCACAGATGTGACTGAGCCTTGTGTGTAATTTTTATAATTACTCCCATTCACCAACTCAGGAGGGTGATGAAGTGTTAATGGGCACCCTACGAGAGAATTCATTGAATCCTGATTGAACAATACATCTTCAGGAACATATTCCCTTACTGACTTGCCGCCCTCCATGTAGGTCATTACGCCGACCTTGGCAACTACCCCCTCAACTCTCGCATAACCATTCTCATCCATACGGCTAATAATCTTGCCGCCACGATCTATACGCTGATTAATCATTATTTATGCCTCAGATTTTAATTACGCTTTCGGCGTAGCAGCGGCACTGAATGCCAACGCCTGGGTGCTTGTCCTGGCTTCCTGCGCCATCTTTCCACGTGTACTGCTTGCCATTACGCGCATAGTGGCTTGGCTTGGCTTTAGGGTATCGGCCTGCCGGATTGCCGCGAACCCTTTCATCTTCAACCGTGCGCCAGATGTAGCTGTCGATGCCCAGTTCTTCATTTCGCTTCTCGGTCACCTGAGCGTTAAGGCTGCCAACCTGATCGCGCGCTATCAGTGTAGCTCGGCGCTTGCTGATTCCTGTGCGTTCGGTAATCTGCTTACTGATTTCACGGTAGTTCAGCCCAGCCTGGAATCCTTTGGCCACGACCCCCTGAATACTGGTGAGGTAATCCGTCTGCAGCTTGGTGATGTAACTGACATTCTCAACTACCCATGATTCGATAGCATCAGACATCTGCGAACCGGGCAGCGCGATATTGACACCGACAGCACGCTCAACGGCCTGGCCAACATTGCGCTCGTTGGCACCAAAGATGGCGTTAGCAATGCGGCGTGTAATCATGTCAGGAGCGATGATATTAACCAGTGCGTCGCGTATTGCCCGCAGAACGTCAGATAATGCATCAGTCCTGAAGCCGTCCTGATTATTTCGAATGTCAGCCTTTATTGTATCTGAAATGCCGCCTTTAATCTGCCGGTTCAACTGGTCGATAATGTCTTGCATGTAATTGCGGTAAAGCTTTTCAATGCGCGCCGGGTATCGATGCCTGATTCGCACAACCTTCTCACGAGATGTGGTCTTATATGGCGCCGCGACATCGCCGAGCTTAGACATTTGGCTGGTCCAGCTCATTAAGGCCAAGTGGATCATCCTCAACCACATCACCATCCCCATCTGACTCTTCTTCCGGGATATCCCAGAAGCCGGTACTGTTAAGAAGCGCCCTGACCTCTTTAGGCTCAAGCGCTGCACTGTCAACGATGGCGGCTATTGCGGTTGCAGTCTGGCTCATGATGGTCGCACGGTTCACGCTGGAAACCTGCAGAAGTGGCTGCCACTCCCAGTCAATCTTTTCGATGCCAAGCTCGGCCTCAAGGCTTCGCATAATATCGTTAATCAGGTCTGTGGGCTCGCCTTCCTGTATGGTGGCAACGATGTCGTAATATGACGTGAGTTGCTCTTCCTGACTGGCATTAAGGCCGGATGGAGACTTGCCGAACAGAACAAGCTCAGTCATCTCACTGGCACCGGCAATGACAGTCATGAACCTGTCAAGGATATCAGGGATTCCCTGAAGGCTGCGGTTAACGAATTCGAATGACTCATTAGTGTCCAGAACGCCGACGCGATACAGGCTCTTGCCTTCAGCGAAGGTATTGGCGCGGTTCATCAGTGCGGCCGATGGCCCGCCACCCATTCCCTTAATCTGCGTGGAGTTAGGGATGCTGAGGATGCCGATGCCGGATTCCTGCAGGAGGAAATTAACGTCCTGCATCGAACCCTGGAATGACTTGATGGCCTCATAGGTCAGTTCGACATAAGACCCACCCCACCATTGCTCGCTGCGCTGCTGGTCATAAGTCAGGTCAGCGCCCAAGAACAGATTAAGACGACTGCGATGATATACAGTTCCGTTAGTTGCACGATAGGTCTCGGGCTTCTGGAAATATGGCGATCGGGGGTCGTTATTCAGCGTCTCTGGCGCGAGGTTATAACGGTCGACAATGATGATGTCGATTAGCTCGCCGTTGCCACGGTATGGCGATTCAGCTGAGCCGCCATCAGAGTAAATCTTAATGGCGGCAGAGCCACCGAACAGGCGGGACCATGCGATAGCACGCTTAATCTTGCGGCGCAGGCCGAGCTGCTCAATGCGCTCGTTAACCATGTCGCGCTGCTCGTCAGTCAGGCCTTTGATTTCGATGAACCGGCGCGTTGCATCATCGGCTGGACGCTGGCAAATTTTGCGTGACAGCCAGTCAGTGCGGTAAAGGAGGCCAAGAGTAATCTGGTCCATGCGGCTAAACAGGCTTGGCATGTAACGCGTTGCCTGTGACTTATCCATGCCCGGCACGCCTTGCCCGGAAATGCCGTTAGCCCAGGCGTCGACACGATATGCGGTGCCGTCATTATTTAGCTTTAAGCGTGGTTTTGTCACCGCAATAACTCCTGATATTTTTAGTGATTATACGTGACTGACGCCCATAAAAAAAGCCACCGTTTTACGGGTGGCAAATATCCAAAACATTAGAGAGTGTCATTGTGAACATAATGATTATTTCACCCTTTGACGCCTGACGCAATAGCGCTGTTACAGTTGGCATCCCACTTCTCATTATGCGCAAGGATTGCGCGCTTGGTCTGTGGGTCAAGAGTCAGTATGTCCTGTTTAGTGACGATTATCGGCGCCACCCAGTTACAGGCAGTGTCCACCACCACCGGATCAGCGGGACCATTTGTCTGACAGCTGCTTATCAACATCGTCATTGCTAAGATTATTAACGCTCTGGTCAACATGGGCAGCCTCTTTACTCACGGTTGTCTGACGTTCTGCAGCTGCATTTGCGGCCACAACTGATGCTTTTGCTTTATCATCTTCCGCTTTGGTCTCTGCCTTTTGCTTTCCGGCAGAATGGCCAAAGCCGAATGCGCCAGCAACTGCAGCGATAAGGGCGATGATGCCACCAGCAATTAATTCAATGCTCATGGTTTAGACTCCGGATTCATACCTGCATCAATTTTCTGCTCGGCGATATCCTTATCTCCTGCCAGCTTCTTGGCGCCAATGTAGCCTGCCGTCGTAAAGCCGAAGAACAGGCCGAACGTCACATCAGAAAGCTCGCCTTTATATGCCTGCCAGACAATCACGCCACAGCACACCAGGAATCCCACTGCAGCCTGCGTGCGACTGAATGAGATGGTGCCACTGGTGCCACGCAACATGCTGAACGCATCCATCAGATAAGCCCCTTGTATGCGTCATAGTCTCCGCTGGTCATGACCTGAGCGTGCCTGCGTGCTCGCGCTGGAGTCTGGCGCGCCCATTTGCTGTCCAGCATACCTGCTGATGCTCCCGTAAAGTCACCGGTCGCAACCTTCTTGAGTGTATTGGTGAATCCTGCCAGGCCATCCACACCGAGTTGATAGGCCATGCTTGTCAGGATGTCAGCGCGCGCAACGTTGCATGCCTTTAGCGCCGCTGCGATGTTCTCTTTCTTCTGCATGGCAAATACAGTCGCGTTAACGAAGCTTTGCAACCAGACGTCAGAGGCTTCTTTAGGCAGCATGAATGTGTAGTTGCTGAGTGGTACACCTTTGGGTCCGATAAGGAACCCGGTACCGACGGTTGGATAACCCTCGGTGTCTATATAAGGCTTCGTCTTGAAACCTTCCTCGAAGTTCAATATTTCAATAATCTTGCCCACAGAATTTCCCCCGTTAAGTGGTCTCGCCCGGCGGATCGTGGGGTGAACACGACGTCGTGAGACTCTGTGTCACCCTGCGAGCCTTAGCGAGCATACCATTTTTAACTGAGTAAATCAAATCACACAGCACGAAGTGAGTATCACTATGATATTAATATAAAAATAACTCTGAATTATCACTTTAACTGACTATGTAAAATACTGTAACCGTGTAAATATCGACAACTCAGGATTACAATTTCACGATTTTATTCGCATCAACATGAATTTAATATAAAAATGCAAAATCACTAATTTATAATCACCCTGAGAAAAAGAACGCTTGACGACGCTGTTTTGAGGTGGCATATTGGATTTCGAAGGCAGCACAATTAATCATTAAGGACCTAAAATGGGAATGTACACAGAGTTGGTTATAAAGGCGGACTTGAGTGAGAGCGTACCAATTGACGTAATTGAGTTCATGTTTGCAGGTGGGCAAACGCCAAATGAATTACCAAGCCATGCATTTTTCTCATGCCCTCGATGGAGCATGATTGGAAGTGGGTCTTCTCACTATCACCACCCTGAGGCGGTGAATAGTCTGCCTAAATTAAGCTATACAGATTCAAGAAGTCTTTTTTCACGAAGCGACCTGAAGAACTATGACGACGAGATATCTTTGTTCATTGACTGGATTAACCCATACATCAATGCGACCGTAGGTCAGTGCATAGGCTGGGAATGGTATGAAGAAGACGAGAAGCCAACGCTGCTGTTCAAGAAATAATTAATCATTAAGAGGTCATCATGACAACCATTCAGCAAATGCGGCAGTCAGTAGAATCACCAGCCAGCCAACTGTACGACACTGGCAAGCAGCAGCACCTGCACAATGCATCTATGTGGGCAGGCATGGTAAAGCAGGACATCGACCGCCTGCTCATCCACATCCAGTACAAAAATGAGGCACTTATCGACAGCCACATCGCCTACATGCTGGAAGTGCAGAAGTCGCTTAACGAATCAATCAACTCGTGGATTAAAGAAAATGACAAGTGAATTTAAATACCATTCGTATTTTGCCTAAGGGGATTTAGCTATGAAACTTTCAGAAACTGAAAACGTATTTGGTGCAGATGTTTATGTTAGGGACGGAGTATCTTCACGTGAAATGTTACTCCATTGTGCTGCAGTGGATATCGAGTTTGCTTTAGACCAGCAGACGGCGGCGGAGTTAGTGCCAATCCTTCAACATTTCATCGAAACAGGAGAATTGCCAGAATGAAAGAATTTAAAGGTACGCCGGGCCCGTGGGAATGGCATAAAGGGAATGATTCTTATTGGCTTGGTCAGCCTGGTGCCGAGCGACTTGAAGGAGTAGTGATTGATGATGGAAGTGCTTACGGTGAATACGGGAAAGTAATCGATCCTAATGGTCATAACGCCAACCTCCTCGCCGCAGCGCCTGAGTTGCTTGAGCAGTTGCAGTGGGCAGTTGCTGAACTTAAATCATGGATAGATAACAACCTGGAAGGAACCTTCACATACAAAGAGGCGCTTGCTGTTCTGGATAAGCCAAACGCCGCCATAGCCCGCGCACTCGGAGAAAAACAATGACACTTTTAGAATTGCTGGTTAAAGAGTTGCCGAAACGTGGTGGTTGGCCCGATGGTGCTGATGGTGTTGTCCAGGATCGTGACGATATAGAATTTTATTTTTTCACAGGCCATGCACCAAAATATGATGGGGCGAGCTGGTGGTTTGCTGGTGATAGTTCTAATTGCTCTTGGATTTATCACGACTATGAGAATGAGTTTGCAGAAGATAACGCAACAGCAATAGTCACCCGTGACCAGTACGAAGCGGCACTCGCCGCATCTCAGCAGCCTGTATGGTCGGGCGAGGGTCTTCCGCCTGTTGGCACAGTATGTGATTTTCAGTCTGGTCTTGAAGACGATTTCTGTTATCGATGGGGAGAAGTTACGTGTACTGTTGTGGCTCACCACGACTTTAAGAATGGATTACCAACCGAGGCTATTTTAGCCATCAATAACGAAAGGGGCTTGGTCACTACTACAAGCGGTGATAAGTGCCGCCCAATCCCGACTGAAGCAGAGCGGAAGCGTGAGGAGACAATTCAAAGATTATCATATTCTTTGCGGGCCAATGGCAGCGTAAGTGATGAGCAACTTAACCGTGTATACGACGACATCGCAGCCGGTAAAATCCCGGGCGTGGAGTTAAGCAAATGACATTCGAAGCATGGTTTGTACGTCATTATCCTCCGCATCAACTGGTGAAGGATAACGAAGGCTTCTATGCCTACACGCACGTGAAGATGATGTATCGCGCCTGGCTGGCATCAAGAGGAGAATGCATATGATGACATTCGACGAGTACCTGCAGGGGATATCTCATCTTGAGAATGGCACCCCCAAGACGCGCAAGGAAGAGTGGAGCATCCCGCGCACTAATTTTGCCAGGCAGTTATGGCATGACGCAATCGAACTGAATAAGGCGGTAGAAGATGGAAAAGAAAACGACTCACACAGCTAAGGTTGTACACCCGAAGACAGGCGTGGCCAAAACAGTGCGCTGCTACGAGACAGCACTATCCTGGGTTGTCGGTCGCCACGAGTCTTATAATAAGATGAATGGCCGTCGCTCCGGCAGCATCTACGCAGGCGGCATGGCCAGCATGGACCTTTCAACTCTCAAAGAAATCGAGGTGCCAGATGTGTGATGAAATCGATGTAGCACAGGAACGCATGGAGATCGAAATGCAGCGCGCTATCGAAGCTGCCAAGAAAGCAGGGCGCATGCCGGAAACTGGCTTCTGCTATAACTGCAAGGAGCCAACTGCAAAGCACTTCTGCGATGGTGATTGCAGGAATGACTGGGAGAAGAGGGAGCGCATGGTGGGCATGCGCTTTGATTCGGCGAGATACAATGCAGGGGATAATGATTAATCAGTGTGGGCTGATTCGTGTATTGTGATGGAATCGCTGTTTGTTTGATATTTCCATTTATCCTAAAACTAAGCGCTTGACGCTAATGTTGGTGGTGATATCATATCTCTGTGATGCTGCTTTTGTAATTGCAATGACAACCGGAAAGACGGTCGTCTGCCCACGATACGGGCTCACAACAGGT